CTTTTGTTGGTGCTTCAGTCATAGTCTCTCCTTCTATGAATTTCTTTGCTGTTCTTCTCTTTTTATTCTTTCTTCTTCCTCTTTAAGATATTCAAGTAACATACCAACATATATTTCCCTTTCCCAAGGCAACATATTATCAAGTTCAGTTAAACTATATTTATGGTGTTGCATCATACCAAAATTAGTTTTATAATAATTATACAGACTATCGTGAGATAGTCCTACCCTAAAAAATCGGTGAGGCCCTCCAGAACTACTTCACCCTTAACTTTTGTTTTTGGATTTGTTACTTTAATTACATGACGTAACTTAGGTGTAGTTTGGAAAAATTCAGTAATTTTTTCAAACTGTTTAGCTGAAAGACTATCAATAAATTCATTAATTTCAGATTCTGACATATCTATTCTACGATATATCTCATCTCCATCATGTATTTCATTTACACAATTATTTATGACATGAAACATAGTTTCCATTTCTGAAGCTTGGCCTTGTAATCCTTTCATATCAGACAAAATAGGATACCTAAAATGAATACTAATTTTATCAGTCAATTTAGCAATATTACTATGTTCTTCTTTCACAGCAACAGAAAGTTCTTGAAGATTGATTGTTACAGGAACTTGTGTTTCACCATCATCTGGACATATGAGATTTAAATCAACTGTTTCTCCAACAGACCTTGCTCTGATTTGTAAGAATAAGTATTCTACATCAAAAATTGGGTATTTATTTGCATCAATTTTTCCAAAGGTGCATGATAAAACTAGTTCAATCATAGCATCCATCAGCTGAGAATCTTCTCCAGATTCTTGAGCAATTAATAGTAATTTTTGTTCTTTAATTAAAAATGGTCTGTATTTGATCTTTTCACCAGTTGAAGGTAGTTCTAATTCATATGTTGGTGTATTCAGTCTTGGTAGTGCCATAATATTTCATCCTTTATTATATTATTAAAAAAACATTCCACCCAGTTTAGAAACAACTGCTGGAGTATTTTTTGTATTTCTTCTGCTTGTTTGGTTGTGATTTTCTCTGAGCAGAATTGGTTTATTATCGATTCTCGATTCATCTACTGTGTTCTTCCAATATCTATATACAAATGTACATTGTACAGTTTGATAGCTATTGTTTGTTCCATAACTCAATGATTGTGCATTTATATTTTTAGGAAATGCTTCGACAAGTTCTACACCATACATTTTTTTATTTTGTTCATCAAAAGTATTAATTTGTACAGTTCCAACATAATCAAAGTAATAACCTATAGACCATGTGTGTGGGTTGTATGCAAGCCTTTGCCATGTTTCTAGAAACCTTTTCTCTCTCATATCAGATGAACATTGAAAAGTTGCTGTTACATCTGCATAACTAAATCCAGTTGCTATTTCTCTACCAGGCCCATAAATATTTGTATCTGGTGTAGTATCAACATTTCTTCCAGGCATATCTATACTTTCACAACGAAGTCCTGCTCCACGAATAGTTCCATCTCCTAACATTTCACTCATAATTTGTGAAAAGTTTTTTCTTGATTCAGTACTGTTCTTTTGTCCTCTATGTCCAGATGGTGGTAATAATACAACTTCATAACGATTAGGTCTAGATAAACCATTTTTACCAATTTCAGCTTGTATTTCATATATTGACATTATATCATACTCCTACTGTCTGAATAGACTTGTTGAATAGAACCTTTTTTCCATCTTGCAATAGGTAACAGTACTGCTACTGTAAACTCATCTGCATCTATTCTACGAAACTGTGTCTTTACATTACCAGCAAGATATCTTTTAAGTGCTGGTTTAATTAGATTAATCTTTTTAAGTTTACTATAATCAACTGCAAGCCTAGTACTTTCATCAAACTTTGTATTGTTACTATAATCAACAACTCTATCTAATAATTTAAGTCGTAATGTCATAGGTAGATAGTGAAAGTTGATACCTAAGAAACCATCTGAATATGGTTCTAGTGGTAACACTAACGGAAATGTATCATAATAAGGTAATTTTTTTTTATGTTTAGGATCATAGAAAAACATATTCAAACGACCAAAGAATGGTTTGTTATCTCTCTTTCCATCTCGTATTAAATCCATTGCACCAGGCTTACCAAATTCTTTAATCTTATCACGAAACCATTGTGTAGATTTTGGTCTACCTTTTGCAGCATCTACTACTGATTGTATAAATTTACTCTGTGCCATTGTTACACCTACAGTTAATTCCACCACAACTACCTTTTATTGGTTTATTCATTATAATATAACCTAAAGACATACAAAACGTAATAATACTTAAAAGACCGAATGTGAATATAAAAGTTTCCATTGTACTATTTATACTTTATATTCAAATGATCTTCAGTCAAAACTTTAAATTCCATATTGTTTAACTCACAAAATTCATTCGCATATTTCCACTTAGCTTGATTGATGGTGTAAGTCTTGACTTCATTTAACCATCTTTTAGTTCTTCTTGGTGGATTTGCTGGTGGAGATTTACATTGATACTTTGGTTTAACTTCTATGATGAACTTTTTAATAGAACCATTTGTCTGTTTAACTTTCATATAGAAGTCTGGAAAGTATCTATGCATTTTATTATCCCAAGGCGATATGTAAGGTATGATTATTTCTTCTGAACCCCATTCAAGTATCTTATCATTTTGGTCACAATAAACCATAAGTTTACGTTCCCAAAGTGAACGATATATCACTTTAGATGGATTGCCCCTATACTTTTTAGGGTTTGTAGGAATGTATTTACCACTATATGCCATATCATGTCTTATAAATAGATGTTACAGGAGTATTTATACATGGCATATGATGGATATAAAAAACTAAGTGGTGGTTTACCTACTGGTTTATCTGGGTATAATCCACCAACTTTAACAGATACAGCTCGTCTTAAACATAAGAAATATAGTACAGATAACTTTTCTTTTCCGTTAGATGTTGATGGGCCTCCAGGCACAGGAAATCAAGGACATTACATAATGTTTTTTGTTAATCAACAATCAAATACAAAATTAGGTTTTGGTTCTAATGATACAAAAAGTGATGGTAAAGCAAACATGGACAAAGATGCTGCAGCAAGAAAAATACCAACATATTTAAAAAAATTAACTTCTGGAAACAAACAAACCCACGAAAATATTCGCAATGCATATGGTATAAAAAATCAAAGTAATAAAGATGCATTGGCAAATTATGATGATGCTGCATTTATTTCTTCAAAATCTAGAGGTTCAACTATTACAATAGATAGACCAGCAACTGTAAGAATGAGTACTGCAATTACCATGTATATGCCTCAAATGGTTGCAGTTGGATATGCAGCTGATTATCAAGACAAAGAAGTAGGAGATGCGACTCAACAGGGGATTAAAATGTTCCAAGATATAGCGAACAAAGGTAAAATGTCAGAAGGTGAAATAAAAGAGGCTATAGGTAAGTTGGGTACAAATTTAGGTGAGGGTATGGTTAATAAAGGTATAGGTTTATTATCAGCAATTCCTGGCATTGAGGGTGCAAAAGAAGTAATGTTTGCACAACGAGGTTTTATCAAAGCACCAAAGATGGAACTTTTTTTTAATGGGATTGGTAAAAGAAAGTTTAGTTATTCATTTAAAATGATGCCAAAATCTTATGAAGAAATGCAACAGATACGATTGATTGTTGCATCTTTCAAATTAAATATGTTACCAGAATTTGTAGATGGAGATAGAGCTTCTAGAAGATTGACTGTACCAAATACATTTGATATTCAATATATGTACAATGGTAAAGAGAACGATTATTTACATAAGATATCAACTTGTGTGTTAGAAACTATGGATGTTAAGTATAGTGGTGAAGGTAAATATACAACCTTTGAAGCTGATGATGATGGAGCTCCACCTATGGTAACCGAACTTTCACTTAATTTCCAAGAGATGGAAATCATTACAAAAGAAAGAGTTGCAGAGGGTTACTAATGTATTTTAAAAATTTCCCAAC